CCGAGGTGATCGCGCCGTGACCGTGCGCGCGCCGAAGGGGCGTGTCGCCGGCGAGGCCTTCGCCGAGGAGCTCGTCGCCCTCGGCTCGAGGCGCTTCGCCGAGGCGCTCGCCCCCGACGCCGATCGGGTCTTCGCCGCCCTCGAGCGCGCTGAGAGCTTCGAGGAGCTCGCCGCCGCCGTCGACGCCCTGCACGCGCGCATGTCGCCGAAGAAGGCGGGGACCGTGCTCGCGAAGTCGGTCATCCTCGCCGAGCTCGCGGGGAAGGCGTCGATCGTCGAGGATCTCGAGAGCGACTAGCGCAAGCTCGCGAACGGCGCGAGACTCGGGGCCATGAACCGAGAAGACAGCGAGACCTCGAGCGAGACCTTCCACGTGCTGACGAGCCTCGGCGCGGCATTCGTCGTCGGCGACTTCACGGTCGGCGGCTCGAAGATCGCCGCCCCGACACGCGCCGTGCGTTGCGAGAACGACGGGACACTGCGCGTGAAGCGCAAGGACGGGACGAGCGTCGATCTGCCCTTCCGCGGCGGAGAGACCCAAGAGATCAAGGCGAGCGAGATCACTTCGATCCCTTCGGGTACGTGCCTCCCGATCACCCTCTACTGGTAGGAAGGGGCGCGCCATGCGTCACCGCTACGACCCTTCGTGTTTGTCGTGCGTCCGCGCTCGAGGAGCTCGGCGCCGAGGACACGGCCTGAAGCTTCGGCGTCACGAGGGCCCGCCCGTTATTTGGGAATTCCGCCCCGAGGTCTTCCCGCTGTCGACCTCGAGCAACGCGGCGACCTTGCGCGCCCTGCTCTCGGCGGCGGGCGTCACGCTGACCCGCTCGAGCGCGGCGACCGTGCAGACGTCCGCCTCGACCGTCGTCACGTCGGGAATCGGTGTCGACGATCCTCGCGTTGGAAACGCGGGTTACGGTCCGGGTCTCGTAGTCGAGGAGTCGAGGAGCAACTACGATCCATATGGGCGCGGGGCGTCGTGGGGAGGATCCGCGGGATCGTTCGCGACGCAGACCTACCCCTACGGGGTTGGACCAGACGGCAACGCCCTGTCGTGGCGTCATCAGGTCGCATCAGGCGGCTTCTCGCGTTACATGTCTTCGTCGACGAGCCTCCTTGCGGCGCCCTACACGTCTTCGCTTTGGTTGCGTTCTCCCGATGGCGGCGGCGCTCTCGTGAATCAGATCGACTACTGGGATGTCAGCGGACACCGCGTCGCCGCTCCCACGACGGAAGCATGGGCCCGCTACTCGCACTCGCTTCTCTCGGGCGCAAACAGTAACGGTCTTCTCGCGCCTTCCGATGGTCGCGACTGGCTTGCAACCGGAGGAATCGCCGCGGGCGCGCGTGACGTGGTTTCGGACATGCATCAGTTCGAAGCAGGGAAGTTCGCGACCGAATTCATTCCGACGGGCGGGGGGGCCTCGGCGACTCGAGGTGCCGACTCTCTCTCTCTCGATACCTGGAATCGTCTCGTTCGCGGCGGTCGGATCGCGATGGAATGGATCTTCATTCCGAAGGCTTCCGCCGCGAACGCTTCAAACAGCATGTGGCTTCTCGGCGATATGGAGGGCAGCGGCGCCTTCAGTCTGTGGGTCGCGTTCACCGTGGCGAACACGATCTCTTTCAAGTATCGATCGGGCGGCACCCCGACCTCGATCGCCGCCGCCGTTCCGACGTGGAATCCAGGCGACACCGTGCGAGTCTTCGCCGAATTCGGCAACGGCACGACCTACGCAGCGATCAGTATCAACGGTGGCGCGAAGACCGTGATCGGTCTCGCGGCGACGGTCTTCGACGCGATCCTTCCGGGCTCGTTCTCGAACCCCAACCCTCGACTGATGAACTATCAGAACACGTCGCACATGAATTGCTGGCTTCAAAGGATCCGCGCCTTCAACCCGGGAAGGAGGCCAGCATGGGCAGCGTGATGTCGCCTCGAGTCGTCCTCGGGGCTCGCCCCTCGAGCGTGGCGACCGTTCGCCGTGTCGAGGGCGTCGAGATCGTCGAAGAGCAGATCACGATCCCGAACCTTCCCGCATCGATCGGCGGTCAACCGGTCTGGTCGGAAGTCGTGAAGGTCTCGACGGGCTCGCGCGACGCGTTCGAATTCCGTCACCCCGAGCTCGGGCGGCTCGTCACGATTCAGGATGTCGGCCCGAGCTCCTCGGGGCTTCACGTCTTCGTCGCGTGGGTCCCCGCGCTCGAGCGGGAGGGAAGCAACCCGATCTTCGACGCGCTCGCCCCCGCCCTGATCGCATCGGGCGTGCTCGTCGCGTTCTGGCCGTGCGTCGAGGTCGACGGCGCGATCCTCCCCGAGCTCGACGCGTCGCCCGAGGCCGATCTCGTGCGCGCGGCTTGGCCGTCGTCGTGGCGCGTGCGCCTCGCCGGCGACTCCCTCGGCGATCCGCTCGGCTCCCCGCTGGTCGCGCCCTCGCCGCCGACGGGCCCGATCATGCTCGGCGAGATCATCGCGTGAAGGTCTCGGCCGATCCTGTCGACTTCGCCGAGGCGGTCGCGCACTTCACGCGGCGCGTTCCGATGTTGAAGAGCGACTGGCTCGAGCTCGCGCGCCGCGCGCAGCGACGCGCCTTCACGATCGCGGGCGTCGCGCAGCTCGACCTGATCGCGTACGTGCACGAGCAGATCAAGGGGGCGCTGACGAAGGGAACGCCCTTCGAGGACTTCAAGCGCTCGATCCGTGACGCCCTTCGCGCGGCTTGGACCATGGAAGACGCGCCGAAGGGCGCCCCCGCCGACACGCCCGACGCGCACGCGGCGCGGATCGAGCTGATCTTCCGCAACGCATGCAACGGCTCTTTCAACTCGGGCCGCTGGCTTCAGGCGAAGCACCCCGAGACGGTGAAGGTCAGGCCGTACTGGCTCTTCGACGGGATCGTCGACTCGCGGCAGAGTGAGATCTGCGCGGAGTGCGACGGGACGGTTCTCCCCGCTGACGATCCATGGTGGTCGACGCACGTCCCGCCGCTGCATCACAACTGTCGATCGGGCTTCGTCACGCTGACCGAGAAGCAGGCGATCCGCGAAGGCGTCTCGAAGGTCCCGCCCGAACAGGAAGCGGCGCCCGGCTTCGGGCTCGAGCCCTCGAAGTCGGAATGGTCGCCGAAGTGGACGCGCTACCCCTCGAAGAACGAGACGATCGCGAAGAAGGCGATCGCCGCCGCCTCGAGCGCGAAGCCGATCCCGCCCCCCGTCCCGCTGTCGTCGGGGCCCTTCACGATCGGGAAGCACGTGCTCGAGGTGAAGAAGATCCCCGCCGAGGAGCTCGCCGCGCTGACGAAGGATCTCGGCCCCTCGACGCTGGCCTACCTCGAAGGCGATCCGCTCGAGGTGCTCGAGCGCTCGAGCTCGAAGATCAAGGCGGCGGGACGGTACCGCGTGAAGGCTCGCGGGATCGAGCTCTTCTCGAAGGCTCTCGGCGAGAACGCGAAGGCTCACCCGACCGCCTCGAGCGAACCCTACGGGCGCGTCTTCTCGGTCGCCGACCGCTTCCCCCCCGCCGAGCGAGAGCGGATCACGTTCCTTCACGAGCTCGGGCATCACCTCGGAATCTCGGGCTCCCCGTCATGGCGGAAGAAGCTCGTCGAGGCGGGGGTCTCGCAACCTTGGCGCGACACGAAGATCGGCGCCGAGGTCGATCTCGCGATCGCTCGCGCGTGGAAGTCGCTCAAGCTGTCTTGGGCGGGAAGCTTCGACCCGAAGAGGAAGGGGATCCCGTCGATCTCGCGGTACGCCTTCACCACGAAGGATGAGTACTTCGCCGAGAGTTATGCGGCATACGTGGTCGATCCCGCCGGTCTGCTCGCGCATGACGAGATCGGTTACGAGCTTGTCGTGAAGGTGCTGAAGCTTCGGGGGATCCTCTGATGACCGACGAAGAACGGTTCTCGAAGCTCGCCGACCTGATCGAGCGCGCCGACGCGGGCGAGGACTTCGACGCCCTGTATCTAGAGGCGCTCGAGGTGCTCGGCGACACGCTCGGATGGGCGATCGAGGGGCTGTTGCTGTACGCGCCAGACGATTGGACACCCCCCCGCGCCAAGCCGCGCCCCTGACCCGCCCCCTTGCGCGCGCCCTCGAGCTCGGGGATTCTTCCCTCGTTCGCGGCACAAGGTCTTCCTCGACCCCGCCGAGCTCGCGAGCGGACCCACAAGGGGAGATCCGCCCGATGCCTCGCTTCACTCTCGCCGCCCTCGCCGCCGCCGCCTCGACCTTCGTCCCCCTCGAGCTCGTTCCGCTCGCCGGCGGGAAGAAGCAGGCGACCGCGCCGAGCGAGATCAGGATCAGCGCGTGGGGGGTGAACGAGACCACGAAGGGCCCGTACGTGCTCGACGAAGAGGGCGCCGCTTCGATCCTCGCCGCCTTCGAGGCCTACGGGAACGATCTCGCCCTCGACTTCGAGCATCAGACCCTCGCCGAGAACGTCACGGGGCCCGTCCCCGCCTCGGGATGGATCAAGCAGGGCGACCTCTTCACGCGGGGCAAGCCCGGCGACGAGAGCGGCGGTCTCTTCGCGCGCGTCACGTGGACTGACGAAGCTCGCGCGATGATCGAGGCGAAGCAGTACCGGTATTTCTCGCCGACCTTCGTCCTCGAGAAGCTCGAAGACGGCACGCGCCGCGCCGTCGAGCTGATGCCGGTCGCCCTGGTCAACTATCCGGCGACCATCGGGATGGAGCCCTTGATCGCCGCGAAGGCGGGGAAGGCGGGCGCGTGCGTCGATCGTCGCTCGCTCGATCGGCTCTCGGTCGACGGCGCGCCGAGCTTCGACGAGATCCGGAACGCGCTCGATCGTGCGCTCGCGATGCTCGAGCAGAAGATCGGCGGATGGGCGTGGACTGTCGAGGTCTTCGACGGCGCCCTGATCTTCTCGGTCGGCGGGCGGCTCTTCCGCGCGTCGTACCGCATGGAAGCGAACGGGACCGCGGTGATCGAAGGCGAAGCCGTCGAGGTGACCCGCGTCTATCAACCGAACGAAGGAGACACCGCGATGAAGCTCACCCTGAAGGCTCTCAAGCTCGCCGAGACGACGACCGATGCCGAGCTCGCTCTGCACGTCGGGAAGCAGGCGGACATGATCGCCGAGGTGCTGACCCTCACGGGCGCGCCGAACCTCGACGAAGCGCGGGGCGCGCTCGCCGCCCTCGCCCGCAACGCGAAGCGCGCGACCGAGCTCGAGGCCGAGATCCTCGAGCTGAAGTCGGCGGCGCTCGCCGCCGAGGAGAAGTCGATCCTCGACTCGGCGATCGTCGAGCTGAAGATCACTCCCGCCGAAGGCGAGGAGCTCGCCGCGCGCCCTGGCGCGAAGACCGAGGCGGGCGTGAAGTGGCTGAAGGGCTTCGTCGCGAAGCTCTCGGCGAAGGCGCCGAACGAGAAGACCGGCGAGGGCAAGGCGAAGGCGGCGAAGACCGAGGGCGCCTCGAGCAAGCCGGCGACGAGCGAGAGCGACGCGATCGCCCTGGCTGTGTCGAAGCTCACCCCGCGGCAGAAGAGGATGGCGAAGGCGGCGGGCGTCACGCTCGAGGCCTTCGCCGCGTCGACGTTGCGGCGCGCTCGCCCCGCCGTCGAGGACGACGAGACCGACGAGACCGACGGCGGCGACGACACCGCCGGGAAGGAGTGACCGATGGCTGCTGCAACGAAGGCACGCAACGTGAAGCACTACGGCCCCGACAAGGGGTACATCCACGGGTGCAAGGTGAAGGCGAACGCGGTGATCTACGCCGGTACCATGATCGGCAAGGACGCGACGGGGTACTACGTGCCCGTCACCGCGGCGACCGGTCTCTCGGCCGTCGTGGTCGCTCTTCAGGATGCGGACGCGACCGGCAAGGCGAACGGCGCGCTCGAGATCGAAGGCGCGACCGGCATCTATGGGATGGAGATCGCGAGCGCGGGCGACGCCCTCGCCCAGACCGACGTCGGCGCGACGGTGTACGGTCTCGACAACCAGACCGCCGCGAAGACGAACGGTAGCTCGACCCGCTCGGCGATCGGTGTGCTCGCGCGCGTCGAAGGGACGCAGGCCTACATCCAGTTCGGGCTGGGCTCGCTCTGATCCTCTCGCGCACGTCGCGCGGTGACGAAGCGACGGCGCTCTAACCGCGCGACACGCGCGAGAAAGACGAAGAAGAAGACATGCCTGGAATCGCAGGAATCAAGCAGGGGACGATCGTCGACGACACGCTGTTGCAGGATGCGGCGGTCACGTTCGATGCGTCCTTCGTGACGGCGTACGAGCAGACGAGCGAGGAAGCCGCCGCGCACGAGGCTTTCACCATGATGGTGGGCGTGCGCGGGAAGAAGGTCCGCTTCCCGATCGCCGGTCTGCTCCCCGGCTTGCGCAAGTGGGTCGGCGAGCGCATCGCGCACAAGCTGAACCGCTACGCGATGGAGGCGGAGGTCGAGACCTTCGAGGACACCGTGGAGGTCGACGTCGACGAGCTCGACGACGATCAGATCGGCGGTTACACCCCCTACTTCGCCGAGCTCGGGCGACAGTCGCGGCTGTGGCCGCGCGATCTCGTGACGGCGAAGCTTCTCGCCGGAACGTCGTCGCTCGCCTTCGATGGTCAGTACTTCTTCGACACCGACCATCCGGTCGACCCGTCGAACAGTGCCGCGGGCGTCTATTCGAACCTCCTCTCGGGCGGCGGTTCGGCTCTCGCCGAGAGTGGTCTCGATGCGGCGCGCACGGCTATGAGCCGATTCAAGGGGCCCGATGGTCGCGTGCTGCGCGTGCGCGGCGATACCATCGTCATCCCCCCGCAGCTCGAGCTCACCGCTCGGAAGCTGCTCGAGGTCGCCAACTACTCCACGGGCGGCGACAACCCCATGAAGGGGATCGCCCGCTATCTCGTGCTCGAGGAGCTCGAGAGCGAGCCCGCATCGTGGTACCTCGCCGCGACGAAGGGGGCGATGAAGCCGCTCGTCTTCCTTCAGCGTCAGTCGCCCGTCGTGACGGCGCTCGATCGCGCCGACTCGCCGAACGTCTTTCACCACAACCGGGCTCAGTACGGGGTCAAGGCGCGCGGCGCCGCGACCTACGGGATGCCCTTCCTGATGATCAAGAACGTCGGTAGCTGATACCGTCGTCGAGAACGCGGGCGAGCCCTCGGGGGTGTCCCTCGGGGGCTCGCTTGCTGAAGGAGATCCACATGGCGAACGACAAGGTGATCACGCTGAAGGTCCGGACGATTCACCCGCAACGCATTCGCGAGGGGTACGTCTTCGGCCGCGAATGGAAGCGCGTCGACGTGACGGCGGCGGTTGCGGCGAAGCTCGACACCGATCCCGAGCTCGCGGTGACGCCGCTCGATCCGAAGGACGAAGAGATCCCCGCGGCCGCGCACGTCGGTCGCCCGGTCAACCTGACCGAGCCCGAGAAGCCGAAGCCGGTCAAGTCGCGGCTGCTCGAGGAGCTCGCGCGCGCCGACGCCGAGAAGAAGGCGCCCCCCTCGAAGAACGAGCCCGCGAGCCCGCCCGAAGGCGGGAAGGGCGGCGGTCAGCGCGGCGACGCGCGCAACACCTGATTCCAAGGAAGGAGCTCGCGCACCATGGCATGGGCAACCCGTGACGATCTCGAGGCGATCGCTCTTCCCCCGAAGGCGACCGCGGGGATCCCCGATCTCGTCGTGCTTCGACACCTGTCGATCGCTCGCCGGCGGATCGAGGCCATGGTGCACGAGCCCTTCGGCGAAGAGCCGCCCGAGGAGCTCGTCGCCGCGCAATGCGAGATCGCCGCGTGGACACTGATCACGGGGTACCGCGGCGCGCGCGCTGATGATCCGACGGTCGCCGGTCTCCTCGAGCGACACCGGCAGGCCTTCGCATGGCTGAAGGCGAAGCGGGAGGGCTCGATCGGCGAGAGCTCGAGCGACACGACCCCGACGATCGACGAAGGCGGGCCCGAGGTCTTCTCGAGCTCCCCGCGCGGATGGGACGACGGCACGGGATACACCTGAAGAGGCGGCGGCGATGGCATTGCGTGGCGACTTCGACAAGCTCGAGCGGATCGTTTCGACGGTCGACGCGCTCGCGCGCGGTCGCATCACGCAAGCGCTGAAGCGGCAAGCCGGCGAAGCGGCGCTGACCGAGCTTCGGCGAGGCTTCCGCCGCTCGCGCGATCCGTACGGGAAAGCGTGGGAAGAGCTCGCGATCCGGCCGGGCGTGCCTCTTCGTGACACCGGTCGGCTTGCGAACAGCTTCAGTTTGCAGATCACGCCGAACGGCTTCGCGATCGGAACCCCGATCGAGTACGCGCACGTGCATCAGTACGGCGCGACGATCGTCCCCGTGCGCGCGCCCCTGCTTCGGTTCAAGGTTCGCGGCGTGGGTTGGTTCTCGCTGAAGAAGGCGACGATCCCCGCGCGCAAGATGCTCCCCGAGGGCGACTCGCTCGGGACTTGGCGCGACCCCATCGCCGAAGCTCTCGGCGACGCGTGGGAGCGTCTTTGGAAGAACGGCGGCGGGAAGGAGTGAGCGATGGCGACGACTTCACATGTGCGAGCCTTCCGGGAAGCGGTCGCCGCGAAGCTCGCGAACGTCGCCCCGACGGTCAGCGAAGAGCGCGGGCGCGCCGAGCATGGTCGCCCGCCTCGGTTCGGATGGAAGACGATCGGCGCCGAGGGCGACACGGCGAAGCGTCCGAAGGTGAACGGCGGAGCGTCGCCGACCTCGGGCGTCGATCTGGTCTCCTTCGAGGTCGAGGTGTGGGGTCCGACGGAAGACGCGGCGTGGCTCATGCGCGGCGCGCTCTTCACCGCTCTTCGCGACGTGACCGACGCATCGTTCAAGGTCGGCGCGACGAGCGTCGCCCCCGAGCCCGTAAACGATGACGGGTACGTGTTGCTCGTCGTCTTCTCGGTCTCGCTCGCGAGCCCCGAGATCGTGATCCCGATCCTCCCCGTCGATCCGAACAACTTCGACCTGTCGCCGCTCGCGATCGAAGAAGTCGAGATCGAAGGGGTAGACGTCGACGATACCGAAGCCGCCCCGGGCGACGGGACGCTTCACTTGCCCGAAGGGAAATAGCAGCCATGAAGAAGACCGTCGAAGCGTGGATCGAGGAGAAGAAGATCGACCCGATGATCGCCGCCGCCGCGCGCGCGTTTCATGGCTGGCCGATCGGGCTCGAGCTCGAGGAAGACGCCTTCACGAAGGCGATCGATGCGGGCGCGAAGGCGACCCGCCTCGGTTCGGCGCGCGAGCTCGACGAGCCCGCCGACGACAGCGACGAGACCGCGGGCGACTCGCCCGCCATGGACACCGCGGTCGACGCGGGGAAGGAGTGATCGATCATGGGTATCCCGCGCACCGACGAGACTTTTCAGGATGGAAACCTCGCGTTCGCGACCGGCGACAGCGCGATCGACGTGCTGATCGTCGGCGCCTGCTCCGGAGGGACGCAGCACCAGCTGTACGTCTGGACGGACCCCGAGGCCCCCTTCAACGACTGTGATCAGGGCGACGCCCTCGAGCTCGCCGCCTTCGTGCTCGAGGCGGTCGGCGGTCGCGTCTTCTTCGTGAAGCCCGTCCTCACGGCCGAGACCGGACCGATCACGATCACGCAACCCTCGGGCCCGCCGCCCGTCGTCGCGTCGACCGGCAACCCGAAGACCGCCAGCGAAGGGATCATTGAGATCGTCGCTGGCGGAGCGATCGGGGTGTCGACCTTCCGCTACTCGATCGACGGCGGCGACACTTGGTCGCCGACGTATGCCACGGTCGCGAGCTTCACGGGATTGGTCGCCCGCCTCGGGATGACCTTCACGTTCGCGGCGGGGACCTACGTCGCCGGCGATCGGTACACCTTCACCACGAAGGGGCCGACCTACGACGCGACCGCCCTCGGGAACGCGATCGATGCGGTGAAGAGCGGTCCGTATTCGTGGCGTCTGATCTTCCCCGTCGGTCAGGTCGCCGGGGCGAGCGACGCTCTCAAGTCCTCGGCGGCGGCGGCTCTCGCGGCGGCGATCCAGACGAAGCTCGACGCCCTCGCGACGAGCGATAAGCTCTTCATGCGAGCGATCATGGAAGGTCCCGACGTCGCGAACGATGCGACCGGCGACGCGGCGATCGTGACGGCTTTCGCCTCGACGGCCGCGCCCCGCGTCGTCATGGGCGCCGACTTCGCCGAGATCCGATCGCCGGCGAACGGCGGGATCTTCAAGCGAAGCGCGGCGTGGGCGATCCTCGCCCGCGTGCTCGGCGCGCGCGGCGGGATCAGCGAAGACGCGGGCGAGGTCGGCGAGACGTTCCAGGGGCGTCTCCCGAGCTCGGTCACGTCGATCCGTCGGAACGAAGCGGCGCGACAGGGTCTGAACGACGCGAGGATCGCGACGCTTCGCACGCACCGCCGGGCGCCCAGCTTCTACGTGACGAAGGCGAAGACGCTCGCCGCCCTCGGCTCGGATCTCGAGCTCCTTCAGCACGCGATGATCATCGATCGCGGGCTCGAGGTCGCCTCGCTCGAGGCGCTGAAGCTCCTCAACAAGAAGCAGCGCGTCAACGCGACCGGAACGATCTACGAGACCGATGCTCTCGTGATCGAGCGGAAGATCACGACGGCGCTCGAGTCGGCCCTCTTGAACGAGGGTCACGTGACCGAGGTCGTCGTGAAGGTCGATCGTACGTGGAACGTCCTCTCTTCGAAGAGGCTCAAGCTCTCGATCTCGCTGCGCCCGTACGGGTACCCCGAGATCGTGTCGACGACCCTCGGCTTCGCGGCGCTCGTCGCGCGCGCGGCGTGAAAGGAGACCGCGAACCATGGCTGACTTCCTGATCAACGGAGTGACGCAGGACTACAGCTCGATCGAGCTGATGATCGGGCCCGTGGGGTACGAACCCCGCATCACCGAGATCAGCTACAAGACCGCGCTGAAGTCGAAAAAGGTGTTCGGCACGCCCCGCAAGGCGGTCGGACGGACGGGCGGCTTCGAAGAGCCCGAGGCCTCGATTACGTTCTTGAAGGCGGCGTGGGACGAGCTCGTCGCGAAGCTCGGCGACGGCTTCGGGCTCGTCGAATTCGACATCCTGATCACGTACCGCAAGCGTGGATCGGGGACGTACACGACCGACACCTTGATCGGTTGCCGGATCGAGGAGTCCGATCTCTCCCCGGCGCAAGGCGAAGACGCCCTGACGGTGAAGGTCGGTCTCTCGGTCATGCGGATCAAGTGGAACGGGAAGGAGATCGCCGACAATCAGGTCGGCTGAAGTCCTCACCACGTGATCACTTCGAAGGCCTCGGGGCGCGTCGAGCTCCTCGAGGCCTTCGGCTTTCCGGGCGCCCCCGTAGCGCGAGCTCGCCGCACGGGATAGCTTCGGGGGTGCGGGCGCGAGCTCGTCGCCGAGCGGGGCACTTGCCCTGCCCCCTCGGCGCCCTTCACCCCCCGAGCTCGGGCAAGCGAGAACGGGAAGAGGCCAGCATGATCAGCGCAAGCGAGAACGAAGAGCGGACGGGATCGGAATTCGAAGAGCGAGGCGAGGGCGCACAGACCGCGGTCAGCGTCGAGGAGCTCGAGGGGCTCGGGAAGTCGAAGAAGGGCTTGCTCGACGCCTTCCCCGAGCCTCGCCGGCGACGCATCGCCGGGGCGATCGCCGCCGTGCGATCGAAGTCGCCGGGGATCGAGCTTTGGCACATGGGAAGCCCGCCCGACGAAGACGAAGCGGCGGTGTGGGATGTGATCCTGCGTTGCCCGAACGAGCACGAATTCGCCGAGTGCGTCGGGAAGAGCGCCGACAAGAAATCGAAGAGCCCCGAGGCCATGAAGCGTCTCGCGTTCCAGGTCGTCATGTTCCCGAGCGTCGAGGGCTTCCGAGAGCTCTCGTCTCGTCGCCCCGGGCTCCCCCTGAAGATCGCGAGCGACGCGCTCGCGATCGCGAGCGAAGAGGAGCCCGACTTCGCGCGAAAAGTGTGATCGACCCGATCAGGCGCGCGCAGCGGGAACCCCTGCTCGGAACCGAGGCCATCCTCGCTCTCTTCACCCCCGACGGTGAACCGGCGATGCGAAGACTCGGGGCCAGCCTGATCTGGTCGGCGATCGCGACCATGTTCGTAGAGAAGAAGTGAAGGAGCGGGAGCCATGGCACGAGATCGGATGCAGTTCATTCTGGAATTGATCGACCGTGCCTCGGCTCCCGCTCGTCGCGTGTCGGGCGCGCTGAAGGACACCCGGAAGTGGCTCTTCGCGGCGAGGAAGGAAGCGGACACCGGTCGCTTCATGAAGTCGCGATGGTCCGCCCTGAAGGATGCGGGCGCGGGCTTCGGGAAGTTCGCGAGCGGCGCGAAGGCGGCGGTCTCGGCGATCGCGAAGCTCGGCGCGGTAGGCCTCGGGGTGCTGACGACGGCCGGCGGGCTCGCGATCGCGGGCGCGGTATGGGCGGCGGACGTGATCGCGTTCAAGGACCAAAGCTTCTCGGCGATGTCCGCCTTCCTGAAGAGCGAGACCGCCGCGAAGGGGATCTACGATCGCACGCTCGCGATCGCCGCCTACCTTCGGATCAACGGGCGCGACGCGCTCGAGGGCGTCAATCAGCTTCTCGGCGCGGGCATCGAAGCCGAGAAGGCGATGCAGCTCTTCCAGGCCTCGCTCGACCTGAAGGCGCTGAAGGGAGCAGACCCGAAGGCGCTCGCGACGATCCTCGGGCAGATCAAGGCGAAGGGGAAGCTTCAGACCGAGGAGCTTCTTCAGCTCGCCGAGTCGGGCGGTCTCGGGGTCGACAAAGTGCAGGAAGCCCTCGGCGGTCTCATGGGGATCGACATCACCGCGAAGAGCGGGATGGACAAGCTGACGAAGGCGCTTCAGGGCGGAGCAGTCGACAGCGCGACCGCTCTCGACGCGGTGCTGATCGCGATTCAGAAGATGACCGGCAAGGGGCTCGGTCAATTCGCGGCGGCGGGGCGCAACTCCCTCGGCTCGATCATCGAGGGCTTCAAGTCGCTTCCCGAGCTCCTCATGCTGGAGGCGGACACCTCGGGACTGAAGCCGCTTCTCGACTGGGCGGGGAAGCTCCTCGACGCGCTGAATCCGACGACCGACGAGGGGAAGCGACTGATCGCAATGGTCTCGCAACTCGCGAGCGAGATCGGCGGGTCAGCGCTGACGAAGCTCGATCCCGGGAAGCTCGTCGCCGATCTCGTCGAGCTCGTCGGAACGGTGATCAAGCTCTCGAAGGCCTTCGGCTCGGGCGCCTTCGGAACGTTCTTCGACATGATGAAGCCGCTCGTCGACCTCTTCGGGAAGGCGAACGGCGGCGCGGGCGCGATGGAAGAGCGGATGCGGATGCTCGGGCAAGCCGCGGGCGCGGTCGCCGGCGCTCTCATGTACGTCGGTCTCGTGATCGCTGCGATCGTGGTCGGGGTGTACACGTTGGGGAAGGGCGTGCTCGCGGTCGTCGATTGGATCGCGAAGCAGATCGCGCTGCTCCCCGATACCGTCGCCGCCGTGATCACTTGGTTCAAGAACCTTGGAACCAACATCGTGAACGGTATCTGGGCTGGCATCGTGGGCGCGTGGGAGGGGCTGAAGAAGGGTTGGAACGCACTGATCGCGCAACTCCCCGCGAACGTCGCCGAGAAGCTTCAGATCAAGTCGCCCTCGCGCGTCATGGAAAAGCTCGGCGTGTACACGATCCAAGGCTTCACGAAGGGGATCGAGTCGAACGACAACGGGGCCTCGCCGGCGAACGCGATCGCGCAAGTCGCCGCCGCCGCTCCCGCCGCCGTGGCCACGGTCGCCCCCTCGGGAGCTCGAGCGAGCGCGGGCGGCTCGGGCGCCATCGTGATCAACGTGAACGTCCAGGTCGTCGCCGCGCCCGGCATGTCGCCGAGCGAAGCGAGCGCGATCGGCGAGGCCGCGGGCAACGCGGCGGCTTCGCAGATCGCCGACGTGCTCGAGGATCTTCGGAAGCAGGTCGCCGCATGAAGCAAGTGCCGTACTGGTACGACGATCCGGTCTCGTGGGATGCCCTTTACATCACTGGTCACACCGCGCCCGGGATCGTCGAGGACATCCAAGTCGCGCGCGGGTACCGCGTGGACAAGAAGGAAGGCGGGGGCGTCGACGGCGGCGTGATCACGTTCAAGGGGAAGAAGCTCCCCGACGTGACGATCCGACTCAAGCTATGGACGCGCAATCACCTGACGAAGCTCGGGCAGCTGCTCTTCTCGATCTACGAGAAGAAGACGAACGGCGAAGCCTTCGACATGGTGCACCCCGTGCTCGCGATGAACGGGATCCAAGCGCTGACGGTCGAGGACACGAAAGGACCGACGAAGCCCGTCGACGGGATCGTCTTCTTCGAGCTTCATTGCAACGTGCACGCGCCCCCGCCGCCGCTACCGAAGGGCGACGCGACGAAGACCCCGACGGCGAAGGGCGCGGGGACGGCGGGCTTCACGGTCGAGGACTCGATCCTTCTCGACTCGCTGAAGGCGGAGCGCGCGAAGCTCGCCGCCGCTGGGAAGTCGACATCGCAGATCGACGAGCGGATCTACAATCTCGAGCAACGGCAAAAGGCGGCGAGCATGCCTCGAGAGACTCAAAGCTTCATCGGTCCGCCCTCGGCGCCCCCTCTTCCGAAGCCGTGAAGGAGCCCCCCTCGTGTCCCTCGTGACCATGAACGGCGAAGCGGTGATCTCGGCCGAGCTCACCTTCCCGCGTGTCGGCGCGTGGCTCGGTCAGATCGTGGTGCAGTCCTCGGCGGGCGTCGCCCTCGGCGCGGGGACCCTGAAGATCGGGAGCTCGTCGATCTCGGCTTGCGTCTACTCGAGGGGCTTCTTCCAGGGGCGCGCGGTCGCCCTGATCGTCGGCGGGAAGTCGGGGAAGCTCGGGACGACGGTCACCCCGTACGCCTTCCGCCCGTCGCCCGTGCGCACGCTCCTCGAGCACGCCCTGACCGAGCTCGGCGAGGCGCTCTCGCCCTCGAGCGACGTCGCCACGGTCGGCGCCTTCCTACCCCGCTGGACGCGCCCGGCGAGGTCGGGCGGCGCCGAGCTCGCGGCGCTCGCCGAGCTCTCGGGATCGTCGTGGCGCTTCCTCGACGACGGCTCGATCTGGTTTGGTCCCGACACCTTCCCCGCCTTCACGCTCCCCGATCGGATCGTGCAAGGCGACGACCCCGCGCGGCGGCGGATGATCCTCTCGGGATCGCTCGTCCACACCTTGCGGCCGGGCGTCACCTTCGAGGGGCGGCGAATCGGGACCGTCGCCCTTCGCGTTGCGCCCGGGGCGATTCGAGCAGAGGTGAGCTATGCCATCGACCCCTGAAGAGCTGAACCGCATCGCCGAGGCCTTCCGCGCCCTCGTTCGCGCCTTCTCGAAGCGCTTCGAGCTCTTCGGGACCTTCGGGGTGAAGCTGATTCGTCAACTCGCCGACGGGACCTTCGAGGAACGCCCCGACGACCCGACGATCCCCGGCGACACGAAGGTCCCGTACTTGGTCGGGCTCCCCGGCTTCAGGGTGAAGGTTCCGAACGGTGCTCGAGGCGCCCTCGCCTTCCTGCACGGGGAACGGATGATCCCGCCGACGCCAGTCGTCGCCGGCTTCGACGCGGGCGGTCCCGTGACCGAGGTAGCGTTCGACGGCGGGACGAAGCCCGTCGCGCGAGTCGACGACACCGTGAACGTTGGACGCCTTCTCGTCGTGACGACGAGCGGCAACGTTACCGCGATCACGTACTTTGCCCCGGGCGTCGCTCTCCCCGACCCTCTTCCCGCGGGCGGTGTCGCGATCTCGCTCTCGGGCGTGATCTCGTCGGGGTGCTCGAAGCTGAAGGCTTGACGAGATAGGCTCGTCTCTGCCATGGCGAGCCCCGACTACGGAACCGACATCAGCACGTTCTTCGGCGACGGGCCCGAGGGTCCCGACCTCGATCCCAACTTCCGAACGATCGAAGGCTACCGCGTGATCGGCGAGGCGGTGCTCCGCCGTTGGACGCAGCGACGCGAAGAGCTGATCGAAGACCCCGAGGCGGGCGAAGACGTGCGCGGGTTGCTGAACGCGAAGACGACTCGCTCCCGCCTCTTCAACAAGCAGATCGCGCTCGAGGGCGAAGCCGAGAAGGACGAACGCGTCCGATCGTGTTCCGTGCTGATCACGACGAGCGACGACGGGAAGGTGTTGAAGATCCGCGGGACGATCTACCCCGTTACCGGCGGACCGTTCACCGTCGTGATCGACCCCGAGACCCTGACCCCCGAGATCCTCGACGGGATCCGCTGACCGAAGGAGATCGCGATGCCTGCTCCGACCGCCGCCGAATTGCTTACCCTGCTGACCGAGGATCAGCTTCGCGCGAAGCTCCTTTCCTACTGCTCCTCGAGCGGCTTCCCGGTGTCGTCGTGGGCGTCGACGAGCGTCCCTCGAGCGCTGATCGCCGGCGACGTCGCATGCCACAAGGTGCTGACCGATCAAGTGCCCGAGATCGTGAAGGGCGGAACGCTCCGCGACGCGTCGGGCGCGTGGCTCGATCTTCGACTGACCGACTACGGAAAGGGCGCCGCGCGCATCGCCGCGAAGACGACGATCCGGAAGCTTCGACTGACCGACGTCGGCGGAGGTCCGCTCCCGCTGACGAAGGACGCGGTGATCGTCGAGACCGCGGCGGGCTTGCGTTACTACTTGAACGCGAACGTCACGGTCCCGGGCGGCGGCGGCTTCGTGGATGCCGACTTCCGAGCCGAGCTCGCCGGCGAGGCCTACAACGCGAGCACGTCGGGCTGGTCCTTCGTGACGTCGATCCCCGGCGTGTCGATCTCCGAACCGGCGATCACGTTCACCGTGCAGGGCGCCGACGAAGAGAAGGACGACAGCGCGAAGCAGCGCGCGCAAGCGCAATGGCCAGGGCTCGGCGGCGGGGCGAACGATGACGTGTACACGAAATGGGCGAAGGAAGCGGCGCCCGGTGACGTGGTGAAGGTCGCCGTCAAGAGGCACTACCCCGCGCCCGGTCAGGTCTCGCTCGCCCTCGGCGGAACGTCCGCCCCCGTCGCCGGCGGTGTCGCGACCGCGGTGCAATCGTACATCGCCCCGCGCGCGCCGAATTGCATCGACGCCTTCGCTTCCCCCGCTGTCGTGCGAGCGATCGACGTCTTCGGAACGTGCTACGTGCTCGCCGCCGAGCTCGCGAACGCGCAAGCGAAGGGGCTCGCGGCGATCGCGTCGCTCGAGGCCTCGCTGCCGATCGGTGCGGCGCTCCCGCTCGACCTGATCACGAAGGCTCTTCGCGCGGGGATGTCCGACGACCCGCGGAACGACGTCGACGTCTCCTCGCCTCTGAGCGACTTCGCGGCGGGCGCATGGAACGAGCAGATCACGATCGATGCATCGTCGGTCGTCTGGACGGCGGTCTGAGCCATGTTGACCCCCGCGACGTTCGCCGAGTACCAAGTCCTGATCGCGCCGTCGTGGCTCTCGAAGCCATGGGGGCGCGCGTGGAATGAGGCCTTCGGATCGCTGAAGGACGTGATCCGTCAAGGGATCGTCGAGGCGGTGAAGTGCGGGTCGATCTCGAAGTGCCCCGACGACTACCTCGACGCGCATGGATGGGATCGCATGCTCGAGCGGGGGATCGCCGAGAGCGTCGCAAGCTACCGCGGGCGACTGCTCGAGGCCTTCGACGCGTGGCGATGGTGCGGGACCGACAAGGGGATTGTCGACGAGCTCGAGGCGCTCGGCTTCACGTCGGCGGTCATCCGGGATCGTGGCATCGCGTGGATCCTCGACCCGCTCGAGGCGCTGAATGGTCGCTTCGTCGACCTCGGCGCCGCGTACGTGGATCCTTCGTGGATCGATCAGGGCGAATTCGACGCGGGGAACGACTACGCGATCGGCGACCTCGTTCACTGGCAAGGACGGACGTACGTCGCGACGTCGCCGGCGTTGTCGTCGGCGACGATCTCGGGGACACCTGCTCCGCCCTCGCGCCCGTGGGTCGACGTCTACCGAAGCGCGTTCACACATGACCAGTTTCAGCCGGGCGAGCATTGGTGCCGCATGTTCGTCGTGATCGATCTTCGAACGAGCGATCCGCTCTTCCTCGACACGTACACCGATCTCGCCGCTGCCTTCCCGACCTACACCGCGTGGGATGCCTCGGGGTATTGCTGGGCCTCGAGCGTCTCTCGCAACGTCGCCGACACGATTCGACGCGTCGTGAAGAAGTGGACGCAGAGCGGCGCCGAGGTCGTCGAGATCGCGCTGCTGCATCGTGGGCGCGTCTTCGGCTTCCCCTACGTCGCGAGCTACACCGATCTCCCCGCCGACACCTTCGGATCCCGCGTTGCTAAGCTCGAGGGATGGTGAATCCACGTCTGCTCTCCCGCCTCTTCCTCGCTCTCGTCCCCTTCGTCCTCGGGGTCGCGTGCGCCTTCTTCCCCGAGGACGAATCGACAGCACGAAGGGATCCCAACATGCCCGTGAACCTCGCCGCCGAGAGCCCGCTGATCTGGCCGTCTCCGATCGCGGTCCCCGCTGACAGCGATTCCCCGCTCGCGAGCGGACAGCTTCGAAACACCCTGAAGCAACTCGCCGACCGGACCGATCACCTCGACGCGCGTCGATACCTGAAGAACGCCTATCAGGTCGACTTCGCCACGAACGCGCTGATCGCGACGCGCACGGCGCCGAGCGCGGTCTGGCTGAACGTGACGGCGGTGCAAGTCCTCGCAAACGTGAAGGCGGGCGATCTCGTGAAGATCGCCGCGTCGTACGTGCTGAAGAGCGCGGGCGCGGGCGACGTGCGCGCGCGTCTTCGCTACGACGCGACCGCGATCGCCTCGACGACGCAGGTCTGCACGGGGAGCGAGCTCGTTCTGCACTTCTCGTACATGGGCGTCGCTCCTGCTGACAACGCGTCGGTCCCGATCAGCATCGAGATCCTTCCCGACGGCGCCGACGACGCGACGCTGAACGGCTTCGGGTACACCTCGGTCGAGGTCTATCACCTCGGGCACTGATTCGAGCTCGAGGAGCTCGGGAAAGGATCCAACGTGACTTGGCTCGATTCCGTCGAATCGGTCGCCCCGCCGACTCTCGACACCCCTCCCGAGCTCCTCGCCGACACGCGCACGGGCGCGCCCCCCTTCGACCCGCTCGCGCGTCGTCAACCGATCCCGCGCGGCACGTGGACGGCGGGCGTCTCCTACGAGATCAACGATCTGGTCACCGACGGATCGAGCGTCTTCCGGTGCGTGCTCGCGAACGTCGCCGACGCGACGAACGACACGACCCACGCGCGCTACTGGCAACCGTGGGTCACGGCGAGCGTCCCCGGCCCGCAAGTGATCACGGTGAGCGACGAGAGCGGGATCGAGGCTTGGGATCGGATCCATTCCTCGATTCAGCTCGAGGGAGCGGCTCTCACGGGCCCGAGGCTCGTCACGATCGAATTCGACGGCGCCGAGGGTCGCTTCTTCGTGATCTCCAACTTCTCGCCGCACGCGCTAACCGTCGCCGACAACTTCGCCGGAAATGAGATCGTGATCCCCGCGTCCGATCGACGCACGATCTTCGTCGGAACCGACGGGCCCGCGATCTTCGAGGTCTCGACACCCCTTCCGGCGGGTACGGGCGTTCTGACCGTTGCCTCGGGCGTCGCGTCGGCGAAAACGATCGGCGACGGGATCGGCTTCTCGGGGTCGACGATCATCGGAAGGAGCTCGCCCGCCGTCGACCGTTCCGCGCTCTCTCCCGTCGTCTGGTTCAAGGGGGGGCACTACACCCTGTCGAATGGTCAGATCGCGAGCCTGCTCGATCTATCTGGCAACTCGCGACACGCAACGAAGCAGGCGGGAGCAGGATCGCGCACGCGCGCGCTTCGCGTCGTGACGCCCTCGGGGGCGCCCGCATGGACGCTCGAGGTTCCTTTCGTCACCCCCTCGTTCGCGTGCCCGAAGATGCTCACGTTCCATACGTGCGTTCGCCGCAAGTGGGATACCGTGACGGCCTACAACGCGTTCTTCGGGATCGTGAACGGTCTCACCGACGGCGCGGGTCTCTCGCTGACCGGGGCGACCGCGCAAGATTGGACGTCGGGCGATCTGCTCGTCTTCGGGAACGGGTACCAAAGCGCGCGAGCTCCTCGAGCGGTGTCGAGCGGCTTCCCTCGCTTCGCTGACAACGAATGGATCGTGATCTCGGGGCGTATCGGAACCTCGCCCCGCATCCTCGCGAACGGGTACGCGCCGACGCTTCGCGCTTCGACGACGAGCTCTCAAGCGGGATCGAACTCTTCGGGCGCGCTGTGGATCGGTAGCAACCCGAGCACGTCGGATCAGGTCGACACGACAGCGGCGATGGCGGAGCTCGTGATCATCAGCGGCGAGCAGTCCGACGCGAACATGGACGCCCTACACGCCGACCTCGTTCGGGAATTGCTCGGCTCGGTCTGAGCGGCTTGTGCACGTTCGGGAGGGGCGATAGCTTCGAGGCATGTCCGACCCGATCGCGACCCCGAAGCCCTCGCCCCTCGCCCTGCTCCTCTCTTCGAGGAAGGCGGCTCTCGGCGCCTTCGTCGCCTTCCTGATCATCCTCTTCGCCACAGGGATCGAGATCGCGATCGTGGTCGCCACGATCCGCGGGCGGATGACGCTCGAGGCGGCGATCAATGCGTCCTTCGGATCGCTCTTCGTCGCCGCGTCGGGCGCGATCTCGCTGGCGTGGAAGATCATCGATGGGATCACGAAGGAGGACGTCGCCTCGAAGACCGCCCCCGCCGTGATCAACGTCGCCGAGACCCCGAAGGAGTAGCGCAATGCCTCGATCGACGATCGCGTGGGTCGCCCCCGTGCCTCTGATCCTGGTCGCCCTGACGGCGGCGATCTTCGCGTCATGCAACCCGCAACCGAAGACGCCTCGAGCCGAAGACATGCAAGCCGGGGTGCTCCTCGCCGCGGGCGCGGTGAAGGTCGCGAACGACGCATGCGTGAAGCGCGTCGACGCGATGCGGGTTGCCGCGAACGCGCTCGAGGATCAGTCGAAGAGGCTCGAGGGTCTGAAGAAGGCGAAGGCCTTGAACGACGATTGCGCGCACGCGACGACGGTCGCGCGCGACGTGCTCGAGGCGGCGGAAGCGGCGATCACGGGCGGCGAGCTCCTCGCCGACGGGCGCGCGGGTTGCGCGATCGCGAAGGGGCTCGACGCGGCGGGCTCGATCTGCTCGGTCCTTCGGCGGGAGCAGGCGACGTGCCCGAAGCTCGTCGACGACGCGATCCGCTTCGGGACTCCTCTCGCGGCGATCGCGGTCGGGGGGTGCAAGTGAGCTCGCCGGCTTGGCTCGAGGGTCTCGTGAAGGAGCTCGGTCCCGCTGTCGTCGCCGATCTGATCCGCCGAGGTGCGGCGGCGGTCGGCGATCTGCTCGGCGAGCCCGTCGCTCTCCCGATCCCGTTCCCCGTCGACGCCGCGAAGCTCCTCGACGGCGCGAAGCGCGTGCGCGACCTGATCCCCGATCCGCTCCCGAACGTCGCCGAGGGGATCGAGCTCGAGAAGGACATCGCCGACGCGCTGAAGAAGCTCGGGCGCGAGTAGGTCGCCGGGCGTACGCTCGGGGGATGACCGAGATCATCGTCCCGAAGGTCCGAACGATCGTCACGCTCGAGGCGCTGATCGGCGCGTTGCTCGAGCCCTTCGAACGGATCACGGGGAGCCCGCTCGAGGTCGTCGACGGCTCGATCCTGTACGGCAAGCTCGCGATGGAGTGTGGTCATCCATCGCCGACGCAGGCCTGCTGGAACAACAACATCGGCAACGCGCGCGGGCGTTCGAAGAAGGGGAAGGCCTTCGCGCTCCCCGGGGCGTGGGAAGCCGTCGACCCGAACGCGATCCCGCGCGGATGGCACATGATCCCGACGCCCGTCGGCGCGGCACTCCCGCCGGGGAAGGTCGCCGTGCTCGCCGACGATCCGAGTCATCAGCTCTTCCGAGCCTTCGACGATCTCGCCGAGGGCGTCGAGGAGTACCTCGAGCTCCTCGGGAAGTCCTTCCCCGCGACGCTTCGCGAGCTCGCGCGCATCGGGTCGACGCCCGACGCCTTCGTCGACGCGATGGTCGCCGGTCACTACTTCACGGGCGCGCCGACGGTGTACCGCGCGACGGTCGCGAGCATCGCGAAGAGCGTCGCCCCGAAGGTCGCCGAGCTCCTCTCTCGCGCGCGCGCCGAGCTCCCCCCTCACCGCGAGCACGAAGCCCTCGAGATCCTCGCTCGCCTCGACGACGGGCCCGCTTCACCTCTTCGAGCAGACGAAGGGGAGTACACCGTTCCGCTTTCCCCCGATCCCTCCTTCGAGTGATACCGTCGTCGTGTGCCCGCGGATGGAACGACGATCGCTCTCGTGTCGCTCGCTCTCGCGCAGCTGGCAGTCGTCTTCCGCGCGGCGCAATGGACGGGCGAGAAGAACGAAGAGCTGAAGTCGAAGGCGTCGACGACCGAGATCGAGAAGCTTCGGACCGAGGCGGCGAAGGAGAAGGGCGCGATCGTCGAGGCGGCGACCGCGGGCGCACGGTCGGCGGTGTCGTCGGCGATCGCTCCCCTGATCGCTGACGAAGCCCGCGAGCTCGAGAAGATCCGCGTCGACGTGCGTCGCGAGCTCGAGCGCTTCGACGATCACCGCGAGAAGCTTGCCGTGCTCCTCGAGCGAGCGAAGCGCTTTGAAGAGGTCTTCGGGAAGGTCGAGGGTCTCGACGAAGCGATCACCGCTCTTCGCGACGCGGTGCATGCGTGGTCGCGCGCGGGCGCGAAGCTCGAATGGCGGATCGAGTCGGTCGAGGAAGCCCTTCGGCGGAAGTTCGGATCGCACCCCCGGGCGTTCGCCGTGCGGGAGGCGCCGAGCGACGTCGGCGCGCCCCCGTACGACCCCGAGGCGACGATCCCCGGCATCGGGCAGCACCCCGCCTTCCTCCCGCCGCCTCCCGCCGCCCCGAGGCCTTCGCCGGGCGCGCTGAAGGCTCGTCCCCCGATCCCGCGCGAAGAGCCCGACGACAAAAAAGCGAAGCCCCCTGTCCCTCGGGGGGGGGAGGGGGAGTAGGGGGGCCCCGCGGGAAGGAGACTACTCGGCGCGCTCTCGCTGCAACACCCCCTTCTTCAACAGGAAGCCGAGCAGATCGGCGCGTTCCTCGATCCCACGAACGAGCGTCGCGGCGAGCGCGTCAGCGAGGCTCGAGCCCGGGAAGCGTGGATCGCCGGCGAGCTTCCACAGGATGCGGAGGGCGAGCTCGGCATCGGCATCCGCGCGGTGCGCTTCGCCTTCGTGCGCGAGCCCGAGCCGCCGACCGACGTCGGCGAGCTTCTTCTTCCCGGGCGCGAATCGTTGGAAGAGCCGACCCCATACGTACGGATCGAGCCATCGGGCGTTCCATCCCATCCACGCGGGCGGCGCGGCGCCCGGTCTCTCGGCGAACGCCCTGATCGCCTCGCCGGCGAGCATCACCCGATCGAAGTCCGCGTTGTACGCGGCGGGGACTGCTCTCCCGACGGTCTCGACGAGCCTCGGGAGCGCGTCGACGAAGCGCGGAGCGCCGAAGGTCGCCGCGTCGTCGATCCCGTGGATCTTCGAGGCGGCTTCGGGGATCGGTCGCTCGGGGTTGATCACGCTCGAGAAGCGGCGAACGAACCGCCCCTCCCGCCCGTCATGCACCCCGACGACGCACGCGACCTCGACGATCCGATGGTGGACGGGATCTAGACCCGTCGTCTCGGTATCGAGCATCGCGATCTCAAGCCCGACAAGCCACGGGGGGATCGTCATGTCGTCGTCCTCCCGCTGAAGTCGAGAAGACGATCGAGGATCGAGGACTGCACCTCGACGACGACCGAGCCTCGCTCGATCAGTCCGAGCCGTTCCGCCTTCGCGACCCTCGACTCGATCGCTGCCTTCATGGTCTCGAAGGTCGAAGACCTGACGCACTTGTTCGCGAAGCTCGCGAGCGCCTCGGCGATCTCGGCCTGAAGGTAGGCGCGAGCCTCGAGCTCGAGCTCGTCGCCGGTCGCGCGCACGTTGATCGCGTTGGCGCGCGTGGACTCGATCAGGATGCGGGTCGTCATGGGCACCTTCCAAAGGTGCAGCGCGGCGAGGACACGAGATCGAACGCGTTCCCGACGGCTACCGTCGCCGAGTCGACGTGAACGAGCATCGTGCACCGATCGGGGATCCGAAGCTCGAAGACCTGACGACCCCGAGGGATCGAGAGCGCGTCGAGGAGATCGCGCCACGCCGATCCATCGAGCTCGAGCTCACACGAGACCGTTGCCGAATTCATCGCTCCCCCCTTCGTGCCTCGAAGATCCAAGCCTCGCCGACGTCGGGGAGACCCGACCCCGAAGGCCATTCGATCGAGAAGTACCCCCCGCTGAATTCGATCGTGACGAGAGATCGCTCGTCGCGAACGACGGCCGATCTCACCTTCCCGACCATGCGAAGTCGAGAGAGCTTCTTCCGCGCGCGCGACTTCGGAGGGGCGATCTCGTACGCCCCCCGCTCGGCTCGGCGAACGAGCCCGCGAAGAGCAAGCGACCCGATCAGAGTCGTGGTCTTCCGCCTCGCCTCGAGCTCGTCGAGGTCGGGGTACACGAAGGGCGCGATCGCGGGGATGCGTGCGCCCGGGTTGCGGCGAACGAAGTCGAGGGCGCGATCGGTGCGCGCTCCCCGCTCCGCAAGGTCTCGATCGGCGCCCCCGAGCAAGCGATCACGATCGAACGGCGGCGCGCTCGGAACCGTGCTCACTTGCGCGCCCCCTTCCTCGCCGGCTTCTTCGGCGCGCGAGCCCGCTTCTCGTCGGGGCGCCCGTCGGCGAAGACAGCGCGGTAGCGGCTCGAGGTGCGGGAGCGATGGAAGCGCGCCATGATCAGCACTCCTCGATCGTGACGATCGCCGACTCGAAGAGCTCGGCGAGCTCGAGGGCTTCCTTCGCCTGCTTCTCGAATTGGCTTGCGACCCGAGGGATCGCACACACGCACGCATCATAGGTGTACTGATCGGCGGCGATGCGAAGTGAGCTCGCGATCAGCCACGCTTTGCTCGTCGTCAGGATCGTTCGTTCGGTTGCCATGCTCAGCTCCTCTCGAGGCCTCGAAGGTGAAGCGCTCGCCCGTCGCCCCCTCCCGAGGAGAAGGCGACGTGCCAGCGGATCAGCGTCGGGTGAAGGCGAGGATCGACGCGTTGACGGCTTCTCGGCGATCGGGGCACCTGTCACCGTCGTCGCCGCTACCGTCGGCGACGCGTTGGACGATCATGTCTTCGTCGGCGAAGCTCTCGCCGACCTCGAGTCGAACGCGACCCGCCCAGCCTGCTTGAAGAAGACGGAAACGCCGGCGTCGCGGCCGGCGCGGTCGCTGACGTCAAGGATTTCTACCGTCGGAGTGATTCCTCCGTTTCCGCTCCATACCATCCACGCGTAGTCGGTGGCGTCCGTGCCCTTCCCAGTGAACGACGGCCGCTTGGGAAGCACGTACACGCTTGGTGTGTGTGCCCGAAGCCACTCGGCACGCTTCTGCGATGCGAGCCACGGGAGGCGCAGAAGCATCGCCACGTTGCCACCGGAACTGATGCACTGTTCGTGGGCGCGCTGCACGAACTCCATCGCAAGCGAGAACGGCGGATTGGTGATGACCCAGTGCGGGCGGCGCCAGTCGATGCTCAATGCGTCTCCAGCTTCGGCCCCCGACAACTCCGCGCGATGCGGGTCGATCTCGATGCCGCGCACGCTGGTGTTGGGGCACATCTCACGGACGACCTTCATGATCGCGCCGTCACCCGAGCACGGGTCCAGCACGTCATCCTTGCTTCCGATGAACAGCCTGCGGACGATGGCCCGCGTGCACCATGCTGGTGTGGCGTAGAAGTCGTCTGCCCGACGCACTGGGTTGTGTCCTGTGACGCTCATCTACTTGCCCTCCTCCCCGCTCTCGCTCACCGCGCGCGTCACGACTGCACCGCCTTCGCGATCAGCGTCTCGAGGTGCCTTTCCATATCGTCGGCGAGGCAAGAATTCGCCTCGGCGAGCCCGACGTTGTTCCCGCACGTGTGCACCGCGGCGCGCACGTTCGCGATCTCGTTCATCAGGTCGGCGATCGCAAGGTCGCGCGAGATCGCCTCGCCGCGCGCCATGACGGGATCCATGAAGCGACGGATCTCGGGGTTGTCGCTGAAGTCGGCGACGAGCTCGCCCGGACCGTTGCCGTACACGAGAAGAACGGCGCCGACGATCTTCCCACGCTCCTTCTCGTCGAGCTCGAGGTCGTCACGCACCCTGAAGCGAAGGGTGTCGACGTCCGTCGTTCCGCACGCGTCGAGGAGCTCGGCGACGTCGGTCGACTTCTTCACCGTCCATTCGCCGCCGTCGTAGAGGGCGGGCGAGGAGATCGGAGAGGGAGCCCGACAGTGCGGGCAGCGCGAGACGAGGGAGATCGTCAGTCCTTGCGCGATCGCGAGCTCGAGGAGCATCCGGATCGTAGCGGTCTCGTGCGCCTTCATGATGTTCGCCTTTCTTCCCGGGGGATCAGCTGTCCGGGGATTCCAATGTCACATACCGCGGAACCGATGTCAAACATCCGCTCGCGCGCCATGGAAAGGCGAAACCCCCGCCCCCCGAAGGGGGCGAGGGCTCGCGGCGCCGAGGAGCTGATCCCTATGGCGAGACCGTAGGATGCCCGATCACTTGGCGATCGTCGAGAGCTTCAGCTTGTACGCGGCGCCGAGCTCCTTCCGGTCAGCGGTCGGGATCGAATCCCAGCGGGCGATCAGCGCGTCGTACCACGCTCGGATCTCGGGGGTCGTCTTCGCCGCCTCGAGCTTCGCGAGCTCGCCGGCGAGGAGCTCGCTCGGGGGAGCGGCGACAGGGGCGGGAGCGGGCGGCGGCGGTGTCTCGGCCGGCGGGGCGGGCGGCGGCTCGTCGTCCTCGGGGGGAGCGTCGGCGGTCGCCTCGACGGGCGGAGGGGGCTCGGGCTCGCCCGCCGCGGGCGCCGAGGGCGCAACGGGCTCGGGCGGGGGCGGAGCGTTCCCCTTCGCCGCCGCCTTCACCTTCTCCTTCGCCGCCTCGGCGCGCGACTTCTTCGGCGGCTCGGCGGCGGGAGCAGGCGGGGGAGGGGGCGACGCTTCGGCCGGCGGGGGCGGCGGGGGCGCGCCCTCGCTCGAGCTCGAGGGCTCGCTCGTCGTGGTGAGCTCGGGCACCCTGCTCGCCTCGGCGATCATCGTGTCGATCGTCTCGTCGCCCGACTCGCGATCGACGATCAGCGCTCGAGTGAACCGATCGGCGGGAGCTTGCAGCGGTCGCTCGGGGTCTGTCGTGTCTTCCTCGGTCGAGAGCGGAATCTGCTTCGACAGCCGCTTGATCGCGGTCTTCCGGACCATTTCTTCGGGGTGCGTGACCCACGGTCCCGACAGACCGCGCGGGCTTCGCGCCGACGGGGAAGCGTCGCGGATCTTCCACACCTCGGCGATCGACATCACCTCGATCTGCGGGCGGATGTCCTTGCCTCGCTCGGCGACCGCGAAGACCTTGCGGAAGTCGCCTCGGTCACCGTCGGCGGGAACGAAGCGCCATCGCTCGCCTTCGTGAGTGTCTTCGTAGTCCCACACGTCGCGCGCGCGAACGATGCGAGACCGCATCCCCTTGATCACGCCCGTCTGCTCGGCGAGGTGCACGAGACCGCGCCAGCCCGGCCAGAATTGCGCCTCCTTCTTCCCGATCTTCCCGTTCCATACAGGGATGATGTATCCGTGCCCGAGGGGGGTGTTCGGCTCGAGCCCGAGCTGAGTCGCGGTCATCAGAGCGACGAGCAGCGATCCTTCCGTGCACTCGAGTAGATCGGGAATGCGCGAGAGCGATCCCGCGAGCAGGCGAACCATACGCTCGGGGGTGACGTGCTTCGGCGCGACTTGCGCGAGCTTCGCCGAGCTCCTCTCGAAGAGGCGGGTCAGATACTGCACGCGCGTCGGTTCGGGGCGCGTCGTCATGGCTTGCGTGGTCTGTTGGTTCGACATGTGATCAAGCTCCTCTCTTCTTCTTCGTGTCCTTCGGTTGCTTCCCATACGAGAAGCGGAAGACCCTCGCTGGATCCCCGCGATGCTCTTCGATCACGCTCTCGATCGTCTTCTCGGCGACCTCCTTCGACGGCGCGAGAACGGCGTACAAACCCGCGAGAGTCTCGGCGACCCCCTTCCATGAAGGGTTGCCGTGCGCGTTGCTCTTCCACGTCGCTTCGCCCCATGTTCCGCGGATGCCTTCCGCGTCGGCGATCAGCGATTGGAAGATGGTCTCAAGCTCGCTCTTCCGTGCCTCGAGCACCTTCAGCCGATCGCGGATCTCGTGAAGCTCTTCGGCCCACGCGATCGTCTCGATCGGCGCGTTCTCGATCATCGGTCCTTCGTGGCGTGGGTAGCGCGCGCGAAGGAAGGCGCGACTCTCCTCGGTCCCGTCGAGGGGCGGCGAAACCTTCGGCCGAAGGTGCTTCGACACGAAGGCCCAGCCAACGGTCAACAGGTCGTCGAAGAAGTCGGGATCCCATCGCACGCGGAACATCCTGAAGCGGCTCCCCGCAAGCAACGCGGCGACGTGCGCATCCTCGATCGGTGAACCGTGCGCGCGCGTGATCCCGATCTGCCACATGACTTGCGCGCGGTAGTCCTCGGGCACGCCCTCTTCGTCGTCGACGTCCCATCGATCGACCATGTTCGGGCCGACGTTCTTCAGCTCGACGATCCGGGGCTTCCCCGCGACGAAGCGATCGGGGCTCGCGGTCGCCCAACGGTACGACGGGTGAACGAGCGTCGGCGAGAGCTCGAGGCGCTCGCCGGTTCGCTTCTCGTACAGCCGCGTGATCAGGGGCTCGGCTTCGCTCCCGATCTCCGCGGCTTCGCTGTCCTCCGGGTCGAAGCCTTCGACCTTGGTCCGGTACACCCCGATCGGTCCGCCGAAGCTCGAGAGCCCGGCGATCTTCGGAATGTCGCTCGATCCGATCGTGTCGGCCCGCGCCTTCTTCTGTTCGGCGGTCAACATCGATCGCGACCCCCCATGACCGCGTCGAGCTCCTTCTCCCGCTCGGCGAGGCGAGAGAGCGCGCCGAAGGCGTCACGCGCCCCCCGAAGCCCTCGAGCGAGCTCGCCGGCGAACGTCGACGATCGGACGGCCGCGTGCTCGGCGAGCTCCTTCCCCCTCTTCGTCGCGGCGAGCTCCTCGACGAGC